AGATCGGATTGTCCGCATTGAGGACGGAAAGATTGTGGAGTAAGGAGGTGGCAGGCTATGACATGGCCTTTTGAAAATGATACCAGCGGCATAGTAAAGCGCATATCAAACCGCAGTATATCGGCAAATCGAAAAAGAAATATCTTTATTATTTTGACGATTGCACTTGCCAGCGCATTGCTATCTGCTATTGTCCTCTATGGCTTTGGGGTTATGCAGGAAACGCAGAACCGCAACCAAAAAACAGCGCAGATTATGTATCATGCGATTTCTGAACAACAGGGACAGGAACTATACAAGCAAGAAGAAATTGCGTGGGTTGGAGAATTTTTCAACGCATTTTCTGAACAGGTAAACCATTCAACCGTGAACTTTACTTATGCAAATGCAGATATGCTAACATCCCAAAGTATGCCCTATTCGGGAGATTTACCAGCTTCGGAGAATGAAATTGTAGTGCAGGAATCCTTTTTGGATAGTTTGGGCTATTCAAATGAATTGGGACAGACAATTCAAATCCCCTTTTCTGACGGCACTACCCATGATTTCAAATTGACGGGAATCTTAGATGTGAAAACCGGCGATATTGGGCGCTATACAGCCATTATATCGAAAGAATTAGTAAGACAGCAGTATGGCGACGGAGGCATGATTGATTATTACATTGGGCTGAAAGGCGCTCAAAACATGAGCGAGGAAGAAGCCACCAACTATGCAAACACTCTGGCGCAGCAATTAAAAATTTCCGATGATAATGTGATTGTCCGTTCCACATATTTTAACTTAAAGGACGAAAATCACGGAAGCGATATGCTGTTCTATTTCTTGATCGGTTTTGTAACTTTCATTGGTTCCGGCATTGTGATCTATTCGATTTTTTATATTTCAGTAGCAAGCAGTATCCGTAACTATGGACAGCTTCGCACAATCGGAACTACAAAACGACAGATCAAAAAGATGGTTTACCGCGAGGGGAAATTACTTGCTGCCATTGCTATCCCGATTGGTTTGGTTATTGGAAATGTGATTGGGTACTTCCTGATTCCTGCCGGTTGGTACTGGCTGACTACTTTATGTGTGACGGTCGGGGTTGGCCTTTTTGCATTTATTATTGTGATGATTGCCATTCATACTCCTGTAAAAAGAGCTGCGGCAGTATCTCCGCTGGAAGCATTGCGATATTCCGATTATCAGGGGAAAATGAAAGAAAGTTCCGTGTTGCACCGTAAAATAACGCCTGCTTCACTTGCTAAAATGAATCTGTCCAGACAAAAGGCAAAGTCCACTTTAACAATACTTTCTCTTTCACTCGGCGGAGTATTGGTTGTATTGATTTCGACAATGTTAGTTTCCTATGATGGCGTTGCAGAGGCAAGAGGCAGGGCTTTCCCTGTCGGTGAATTTAACATTCAGCTCAACGCAAATCAATCGTGGGACACTGCTGGTATTTCTTTGTCTGGATTGCAGCAAAAGAATTTTCTAAATGCCGATTTTATAAATGCAGTAGAATCTATTGATGGCGTTACAGGAATCAAGCACTGGTATTACACGGACGCAGAATATCGTGTAAATGGTAATTCTGGAAAATGGATTCAGGGCTTTTGCCGAGATGAACAGCAGAATTTGGAGAAAGAGCGAATTGCGGGAACGACTGATTATGATGAACTGGTGGCAGGCAATGGAATTGTCTTGCTTCAAGAGCGTGCCGATCTCTATGATATTGAGGCTGCGTTGGGTGATACCGTCGAAGTGGACTATAAAACCGAATCCGGCCAAATTCGCACAAAGGCCTATACCGTCATGGGCATTGTAAACGAATATTCTTACTCCGGCTTCTCAAAATGCTTTGCGCTTCCGGAGCAGTTTATGAATGAAGCGACCGGGATAGATTGCACAGGTACGATTTCCGTAATTACCGATATGAAAAAATATGATACGGTAGAAGCTGCATTAAATCAACTGATAGACGGAAATAGCGATTTGGTTATGGAAACCATAAAAGAAAGTATCACTTATTATAGCGGACTTCAACAACTTTCTTTCGGGGTATTGTTGATCGTGGCTGTTATTGTTGTGTGCTTTTCTTTAATCAACCTTGTCAATACGACAATCACAAACTTCTTATCCCGTAGGCAGGAAATTGGAATGTTACAGGCGATTGGTTTGAGTAAAAAGCAGCTTATCAAAATGCTGTGCTATGAGGGGTTAATGTATTCAGTTTTTGCTACGCTGGTAACATTGGTTTTGGGGACTGGACTGGGCTTCCTATCCGTACAGGTCGTTGTGAAAACGATGAATCCATACTTTTACTATTCATTTCCGTGGCTGATCGTATTGATATATTTAGCAATCCTGCTGATTGTGCAATTCACCTTGATTTCTTACACAACTGGAAATCTGAAAAAGCAATCTCTTGTTGAGCAAATCAGGACGATGGAATAGCCGTATGGGATCGGCGGGGGGGGGGGGGGTGGCCCCCCTTTTTTTCCCTCGAAATCAAAGGCACCTCGGACATTTGTGTAACATTTGTAGTTTATGCTTGTGGTAAATCAATATTGGGGGTGAGGACACATGAAAAAGATACTGCTGATCGACGACAGCGACACCTATACATGGTGCCTGCAAAAATACTTACAGCACCGGGGCTACCCGGTAAAAACGGCTTGTACGCTGAAAGAAGCGCGGACTGCCATCCAAGAGGAAATGCCGCTGGTGGTCTGCTGTGATCTCGACCTGCCGGACGGTTCCGGCATGGACTTTCTGGACGAGGTGCGGGCCGCAGACAAGGAGCTGCCTTTTATTCTGGCGTCCTGTCATGACAAGGACGACTACGAACAGGAAGCTATGCGCCGGGGCGCGACGCTGTGCATGGACAAAATGAAAGGACTGCTACTACAAGATAAGCTGGTGGAATACGCCTACCGGCAGTTATCCGGCGAAAAGGCCCCGACTTTTCACAAGCTGCTCTTTGTCTATGCAGAAGATACCAGCGCCGAAGTGCTGCGGGCTGCTATGCTACAAAAGGGCTTTGACCTGATTCTGGTTTCCTCGATTTGGGAAGCCAAGCGCCGGATTTTTGAGGATAAGGAAATAGAACTGATCTTGTGCGATCTGGAACTGCCGGACGGCACAGCAATGGAGCTGTTTCATACGCTACGGCGGGTGGCGGGGATGTTCCAAATGAAGAATCCCCCTGTCCGGCTTCTGCCGTTCTTTATCCTCACCGAGAACAACGACCCTGCCACGGAATATGAATACCGGCATGAGGGCGTGAACGACTATATCACCGCCCCGGTCAATATCCCGGAGCTGATCCGGCGAGTTTTGTTCTTTGTGGAATGAAGCTTTTTTATTCGGCGGCTTTGTTAAGCAAGGCCGCCATTTTTAATTCATTTATCTTCAATGTTTGTTCTGAATATCGTATAATGTAGGGGAACGGCTGTGGTTTCATAGAGTGGTGAGGTGTTTATATTATGAATGAACGAGAAAAAACGATTCGACTATGGTTTGATATGTGGCTCAATCAGCAGGATATGGGCATTGATGATATTTTTACAGAAGATGTAATCTATACAGAAAGCTGGAGTCCCCAGTATAACAACCGAAAAACAGTAAAGCATTGGTTTCAGGAATGGAATACCCGTGGCAAGGTGGTGATTTGGGAAATCAAGCAATTTTTTCATAAGGGAGATCAAACGATTGTGGAGTGGTATTTCAAAAATGAAATGAACAATGGAAGTATAGAGGAATTTGATGGAATCTCGCTGGTTGAGTGGACAGAGGATAATAAAATAAAGGCATTAAAAGAATTTGGGTGTAATCGCAATACCTATAATCCATACCAGGAAGGCGATACCCCTCAATTCAAAGCAGAAAAAGCGAATTGGTTTTGAATTGAGTGCTTATAATGTTAGCTGCTGTGGTTTCATAGAGTGTTGAGAAATTTTTGAGATTTACCATATATCATACAAAGAACGGAGGTGCATGATTTTGAATCCTAAATTACTGATCGTTGATGATGAACGCGGTATTGTTGATATGATACAGAGTTATTTTCAAACACAATATGATATTCTGACTGCTTATAGCGGACAAGAAGCGCTCAAAAAAGTAGCTTGCAAACCAGATTTAATTTTATTGGACATCAATATGCCGGGAATGGATGGTCTGACTGTATGCCAGCAGATACGGGAACACATTGCCTGTCCCATTCTTTTTTTGACTGCTCGTATTGAATCCAGCGATAAGATCATTGGATTTCAGGCCGGGGCGGATGATTATATCGTCAAGCCCTTTGATTTGGATGAATTGGGGGCGCGTATTGCCGCACATCTGCGCCGGGAGCAGCGACGCCAAAATAATTCGGCAGTGCGCTTCTTTGGTGAATTGATACTGGATTATTCTGCCCGAACAGTTACAATCAATAATCAGAACATCCCGCTATCTAAGAGGGAGTTTGAGATTGTAGAACTTTTATCCCTCAATGCAGGACAGGTTTTTGACCGTGAGCGAATTTATGAGCTTGTGTGGGGCTTGGATGGGGACGGAAACAGCGATACAATTATGGAGCATATTCGGAAAATACGCGCTAAATTTGCAGCACATACATTGCATAATTACATTGAAACGGTTTGGGGGTGTGGTTATCGGTGGAACGCCTAAAAAATATGGGACTAAAGAAATCTTTCCTGCTATTATCCCTCTCCTGTTTGGCAGTGGCATTTCTCCTGCTTGGGGCAGTTATCTTCCTATGCCGAGGCATTGAAAACCATTATCCTTTAGGCGGTGTAGAAATCTTGTCGGATGGCTCTGTTGTACCTCTGCCGTCTCCTACGGTGTCACAACAGCGTATTTTGGCTATCCTAAACATTGTGCAGACGGTTTCCTGTATTCTTTTTCCAGTAGGCGGATTGATTGTTTCAGTCTTTCTTTTTTATTATCTCAAATTGAAACAGCCTATTTCCTGCCTGCAAAATGGCATTATGCGGATTCAGAATAATGATCTGGATTTTTCGCTGCCGATTTTGTCTAACGATGAAATGGGACAACTATGTGCTGCCTTTGAAGAAATGCGGAGTGAACTTCTGAAATCGAATCGGCTGTTGTGGCAACAGGCCGAGGAACGCAAACGGCTCAATGCCGCATTTTCCCATGATCTGCGTAACCCGATTACGGTATTAAAAGGAAGTGTAAAACTTTTGCGGCAAGGTATTCAGGACGAACAGACCATAGACCGGCTGGAAAGTTACACTTTACGGATCGAGCAGTATGTAGAAGCTATGAGCAGTGTTCAAAAGTTGGAACAACTCTCTGTTAAGCCAAAAGAAATCAGACTATCCGTTTTGCAGAGTGAATTGCAGGAAACAGCACGACTGTTGGCGCTATCCAAAAAAGTTTCTGTCTTAGTCCAATCAGGCGGAACTGTTTGTATAGATCACGGGCTATTTCTTACCGTAGCGGAAAATCTGATTGGAAATGCAGCGCGATTTGCAGAAAAAGCAATCTCTATTCAAATAACGCTGCAAAATGATTCTTTGGTCCTGAAAGTAGAGGATGACGGTGCGGGGTATCCGCTGTCTCTCGTGCAGAATGGGCCAAATCCCTTTGAAACGACAAGTAGCAATTCCTCACATTTCGGAATGGGACTTTACAGCAGCAGAATTTTATGTGAAAAACATGGTGGACGATTGATTTTGGAAAATCAGGCCGGGGGCGGTGCATCCGCAACTGCCATTTTTCATTTCGTGTAATCCTTGAGCAATTTTTGAGATTTATCATTTACACTCTCCTTATACCACAAATAAGGAGAGTGTTTTTTATGAATATTGAGGCAAAGAATTTATCAAAGATTTATGGTGATGGTGAAAACCGAGTGGTGGCTTTGGATCATGCGAATCTCGAAATTGTATCCAGCGATTTTATTTCTATTATGGGACCATCTGGAAGCGGAAAAAGTACCCTGCTTCATTTGCTTTCCGGCTTGGATAAGCCATCTTCCGGTTCGCTGACCTACGATGGTAAAGATATTTACAGTTACAGCGATAAGGAGTTGTCGGCATTCCGCCGGAAACGGATCGGATTTATTTTTCAACAATTTAATCTGCTTCCGGTTCTGACGGCGAAAGAAAATATTATCATGCCTCTTTTGCTGGATAAACAAAAACCGGATGAAGCATACCTGAAGCAGCTTACAGAACTGCTTGGCATTCAGGGGCGCTTGGAACATCTGCCCCATGAGTTATCCGGCGGCCAGCAGCAGCGTGTAGCCATCGCCCGCGCTTTGATTTCAAAACCAGATGTGATTTTTGCTGATGAGCCTACGGGAAATCTGGACAGCAAAAGCGGCGGCGAAGTCATGGAACTGCTTCAAAATGTATGGAAAAAGATGGGTAAAGCTCTCGTTGTCATTACCCATGACAGCCGTATTGCGCGAATGGCAGACCGCCAGTTTCAGATCGTAGATGGTTTGCTTGCGGAGGTGACAGCGAAATGAAATCTTATCGTACATTAGCATTAAAAGAACTGCTATCCCAAAAAGTCACTTCTATTCTTATTTTGATTGCCGTTGTGCTGTCTACTATGATGACAACTATTGTGGGACAATCCATTGGCGTACTTAGTGCAATGCGGGAACAGCAGGCCATCGCTGTCGGAGGAAACCGATATGCCACTTTTTTGCAGATGAATGCAGAGCAGCTTCATGCACTGGAACAGGATGAGCGTCTTTCCTATGTAGGCAAATCTATTTATATGGGAAGTTTAGAACTCTCCCCATCTCTTACCCTTGGTTTGATGGAGTATTTGGATGATACTGCCGCTATCTACCCATCAAGTACCAGTATAGAGGAAGGTCGCCTGCCGGAAGCCTCGATGGAAATAGCGCTTTCTGAAGATATTCTGAAATACCTTGGCTTTGAGGGTGATATTGGAGATAAGATTACACTTTCACTGCAAAAAAATCTTCGCCACAACATTGCGGACAGCTATTCCTACACGGCGGAATTTGTCCTTACAGGGATATTGAAAAATAACTACTTAGGATATACAAGCGGCACTGTTACGGGAGTTGTAGGAGAAGGAACTGCCGAACAACTTTTGCCAGAATCTTATATTTATTACAATGTAGATATTCGGACTGCCGATAAAAAGAGTTTTCAAGCAGTTGTCGATGACATCAACATGGAATTGAACATCCATGAGCTTGATACCAGCTACAATATTGTATATTTGAACGCTTTGGGAATTTCCTATACTGCAAATTCCGAGGATGCCAATGATAAGGGATTCTCTTTTATGACAGTCGCAGGGATATTAGTGGGCAGTTTAATTTTGCTGGCTGCTGGACTTGTGATTTACAACATTCTGAAAATATCTGTCTCAAAACGAATAAAGGGATATGGAACACTTCGGGCTATTGGAAGCGAAAAAGGACAACTTTATCAGATCATTGTAATTGAAGTAACCCTATTGTGTCTGATTGGGATTCCTATTGGTATGCTTCTTGGCTTTTTGAGTGCCAGAGGGATTTTAGAGGCAGCTACCGGCCTGGTTTCTCCTGAATTGTTCTTGGTTCAGGATTCTTCCGAATTGAAAACCCTAATAGCAGAAAACAGTTCTTTGAATGGAACCTTACTGATATTAAGCGGAGCAATCACTTTGGCGTTTGCGTTGTTTGCAGCATTACCAGCAGCCAGATCAGCCGCAAGGGTATCCCCTATTATGGCGATGTCTGGAACAAATCTGAAAATTCGACGCAGAAAGCGTAAAGCAAAGAAAATCCATAATTTTGAAGCATACTATGCCCGTCTGAACTTAAAGAGAAATAAAGGTCGTACTGCAATTACAATTTTGTCCCTTGTTATGAGTATCACGGTTTTTATTGCACTGCAAGGTTTTTCCTCTTTACTGAACGCTGCAAGTACCCTGCAAGATAACCATTTAGGAGATTATCAGATCACAAATGAAAGTGTTGGATTTACCGCAGACGATCTGAATACCTTACAGAAAAATGAAGCAGTACAGAGTGTAGCTGCTATACAGTTTTCGCTTTACGAACAAAATGAAAATGGGCAGCTCGATGGAATCAGTCTTGAATTTCAACTAAAACCCGGCGAAACTTTTCAGGTTGTCGGATTGAACGATGAATATTGGGATTATTTTATGGGGGATCAATTATCAGAAGAACAGCTCGGACAACTGAAATCAGGGAACGCCTGTATCGTAAGGAATCCTATTCCAATGAGCTACGGCGAAGATGTTCTTGAATTTACAAATATAGAGGCCGGAGAAAACATCTGTGTTGCGGAAACGGAGCTGGATGTTTTGAAAACCTTAGATGGTTATGACGGTTATCTTGGTATTGGCAATGGCGGTTTCACAAATGGTGTCCAGGTAATCGTTGATGACGCTATCTATGAACGCCTGACGGGAAAAGATACCTATTCAGAGTTTTTGCCCACGCTGAATGAGGGCGCAGACAGGGAAAACTTTGATACATTTATCGAGGCGTTTTGTAATAAAACACCGGGGACAACATTCTTGTCATATGAAGAAACCGACCAGCAACTAAAAGAGAGTTTTGCACAGATTCAAATGCTGGCATGGGGACTGATTCTTTTTGTTGGCCTAATCGGCATTCTTAACATCATCAATACCGTTTACACGAATATTCACACCAGAGTAACAGAAATCGGTATGCAACGGGCCATTGGAATGAGCGCCGGTAGCCTCTATAAAACTTTTCTTTGGGAAGGTGCATATTACGGGATTATTGCCTCTGTGATTGGAAACGTGCTGGGATATGTTTGTACGATTTTCATTGAGGCGGCCACGAGCGACACCCTCCAGCTTGTTGCAATTCCTGTCATACCCATTCTTGAAGCAACCCTCTTGGCAGTAGGAGCCTGCTTGATGGCGACAGCAATTCCGCTGCGGAAAATTTCAAAAATGAGTATTGTAGATTCCATTGAAACGGTTGAATAGATTTTTTGATTGGATGTTGGTTCTTGAATAGCTTTTCTCTGACTGAAACGAGATAAAACTTGAATTGCTACAAAAATGAAGCAATTCAGCCTGTTTTCTTACCGAAAAAGAAAGCGGTTAGGAGATTTCTGCAACATTTTGTGTTTATCTTTATAGACGCAGACAACATCAATCCGCTTTTTCGATGATTAGAGGTGACAGCATGGAAGAAATCGTAGTGATTCGGGTTTCTGATCCTGACGGTAGCATTTTCCCATCTATTATGGAAATTTTACAAAATAAAAATGTCCAAATCATCCATGCTGTAAACTGTGATCCATCTGTTGTAACTTTAGGTGATATTGAGATATTTCCAGAGCAACGACGAGTATTAAAGCAAGGGACAGAGGTTTATCTAAACTACGGTGAATTCTCAATCTTATACTGCATGGCAAGATCGCCAGGGCGTGTGTTTAGTCGGGAACAACTTTATAATGCGGCGTGGGAGGAAAACTACGAGTTAGGTACAAACACTGTGGACAATACAATTTGGCGTTTGCGAAACAAACTAGAGTCTGATCCCAAGCATCCAGTTTATATCAAAACTGTTTTTCGAGTAGGGTATAAAATCGAAATGGCCTGATCTTCGAGAGGGCTGTGGCTGAAAAGCACAGTTCTCTCGAAGATTACAGAAATCTTTACATTTGTTGATGAAATCAAAAAGAAATCTGTCAGATAAATTGGTAATGTGGCAGTTTATCTCATATCCCTGTAACACAGATTGAGTGAGGTGAGGCCTATGATCTACCGAAACGCAGATGAACAAAGGTTCATAGACCGGCGGTCTTTATCTTATGGATGAGGACCGCCGGTCTTTATCTTATCGACAAATTTCGAGAAAAACCACCTAGGTTCCCTGTATTTAGAACTTAAAATTAAAAACTATCAGCAAGGGCGGCAGCTTTGGGCTGCCACGCTTAAAAGAAAGGGGATGATGCTAGCCGCCTGTGTGCCGTCCGCATAAGCGGGCAAGGAGTAGCGTGCTATGGATGGAAAAATCCGCAGCATCGAGAAGTTACTTTTTGTCCTTCTCAAACGACACACGGCTTTTAATGGACAATTTAATGTTGGCGTTGTTCGACGATTTTGTGGAAGGGAGTTTGCTCCATCAGGGGACAAGCCTCCGCCTGCCTGGTCATACGCCAATAGGCTTCTCGATGCTCCTGTCCTTCAAGCGGCTGATTTTGTACCAGATTACAAAGTCGGCCGTTTGTTTTTTAGGCGGCCTGGTTACAGGAGCAGGGCGCCGCCACCTCCGATCTGTTTTCGCAAAAACAAATCGGAGGTACAAAAAATTGCGGGATTATCGCAAAAGTGATTATGCGATAAACAAATACAGCCCCAATATTGTTTATCGCTTCTATGATGAAATTATTGAGGTTTCTCTGGAGGATTACCTGAAAGAGAACCCGGATAAAACAGAACAGGACTTTGCGGAGCTGAAAGCCCTGTCCGATGAGATTTACTATGAACAGGATCGGGTTGAAAGCGCCCAGACCCGTAAGGATGTATCCATTCACGGTTTAGAGGAACTGGCCTGCTGTTCTACCCGCCCATTGGAGGACGAATTGGAAGAATTGGCGGTAGAAATCCAAAACCGTTGCTATGCCTGGACTGCATTGGAGCGGCTGTTTGCTGCGGGCGTACTTACCGAAGTCCAGAAGCGGCGTTTTCGGCTTCATGTGTTCCGTGGCCTGTCCACCCGGCAGATTGGCAGGCTGGAGGGGACAAGCCATCAGGCGGTTGCCAAATCTCTGAACCTTGCCATCGGGAAACTAAAAAAATTTTTTGTGGAGCAGGGTTGACACCCCCACGGTTTCAGGACGATAGGTGAAAGGCATTCTTTTTGATAGTTTTCCTTTCTCCTGTTCCTTGACAACCGCATACTCATTCATCAGTAACTTCCCCTTTGCCAGTGCGATGAGCAAAAGCCGATTCAGAAGCCGCGCCATGAGGTACGGCACGGATGAGCAGATCCCACCTACTTTCTTTCATTGGTCTTGCTGTCATCCTGCCTGTATGAGCGAGAAACGGCGGTCTGTGAAAACCGGGCAGCTCCCGGCGCGGCCATGACCGGCAAAGGGTACAATGGTACTCCTGTCCAGCCACAGCTCTGCTTGACCGCAGGATCACGCAATGGGGGCAGCTCGGAGAGATCCTCGGAGGGGTGAGATTCCCGTGGGCCGGTTCGCTGCTGGCCGCTGATGACTTCCCATGTGCGGGGTGTCGAGGACAAATAGCACAATGAAAGAAAACAGATTGGAAAAATTTTGCCGGACGCAGGGCGGGCCTTTCGGGGCCTGCCCTGTTTCCGGCTTACTTATATTCAGGAGGTCATTCTTATGCGGCGAAAGGCGATCCGGCGCGGCGCTCTGTTCTATGCCGACCTGAACCCAGTGGTTGGTTCGGAACAGGGCGGAACGCGCCCCATCCTTATTCTCCAAAATAATGTGGGCAACTATTTCAGCCCCACCGTGGTGGCGGCGGCCATCACCAGCCGAAGGGATAAGACCCACCTCCCTACCCATGTTTTGCTGGACGATGTGCCGGGTCTTGCCCCTACATCCTTGCTGCTGTTGGAGCAGATACGGACGGTGGACCGCAGGCGGCTTCGAGGCTATATCGGGCAGATCAGCAAGAAAAAGATGAAGGAGATCGACGCAGCCCTGGCAATCAGCGTGGGCCTGCGTTCTCTGGCATAGGACAGGCACCCTTCTGAATAGATTGGTAGAGGCAGAAAGGAGGAGCCTGTTTGAAATCACTTACACTTGCAGAGCTTGATACGCTCTCCGCCGTTGATATTAAGACGGTCGATCCAGAACAGCTTGTCGATATTCGGGACATATCCATCCACACAGAACTTCCAAAGGAGGAACGGATGCTGGACTTCATCCGCCAGATCCGCAATCCCTACTGCTTCCGCCACGGAAAGATCGTCGTGAAAATCGGCTTCTCCGAGGCGGCTAAGGAAACCACAATGGAGGAACAATTTGAAAGCTATCTCCGTACCCTGTAAATCCCCGACACGAATGGAACCGAAAAAAACACCTGGACACTAACTGTGCCCTGCTGTATAATAGAAATCGGACAAAACTCGCACTCCAATCGTTGTTGGGACTGACGAACAAAACGATTGGAGGCATTGTTATGAAAAATTTGACCGCGCAGGCTGTTTATGACGCCGACATCTATCTCCGTCTGTCCGATGACGATGGAGATAAGCCGGAAAGCAACAGCATCAAAAATCAGCGGGAATTTATTACGGAATTTTTGAAATCAATGCCAGAAATCCGCATCCATGCCGAGAGGAAGGATGACGGGTTTAGTGGCGTTGATTTTTTTCGTCCTGGGATTCAGGAAGTCTTACAGGATGTGCGTTCCGGCGCTGTGAACTGCGTCGTGGTAAAAGACCTGTCCCGTTTGGGGCGCAACTATATTGAAACCGGAAAGGTCTTACAGGAGTTTGCAGATCACGAGGTGCGGTTCATCGCCATCAACGACGGCTATGATACCGCCAACGCGCAGGGGCAGGCCAGCACCATTCTGCTGCCCATTAAAAACCTGATGAACGACTCTTACAGCCGGGATATTTCGGTGAAAATCCGCAGCCATTTGGAAGTCAAGAAGCGAAAGGGTCAGTTTGTAGGAGCGTTTGCCGCCTACGGCTACCTGAAATCACCGGACGACAAGAATCAGCTTGTTGTGGACGATTACGCCGCCGAGGTGGTGCGGGATATTTTCCGCTGGAAGCTGGAGGGGATGAGCCAGCAAGGAATCGCTGACCGGCTGAACGCCGATGGGGTCCTCTCGCCCTCAGAATACAAGCGTTCCCTGGGGATGAAATATATCTCCGGCTTCAAGAGCAACCCGCAGGCCAAGTGGTCGGCGGTAGCGGTTGGGCGCATCCTGAAGAACCCCCTCTATATCGGTGTGATGGTTCAGGGAAAGACCGGGCGGCCAAATTATAAAATCAAGAAGCTGATGGAAAAGCCAGAGGACGAGTGGATCAGCGTTTCCGGCGCCCATGAACCGATCATCAGCGAGGTGGATTTTCGGACGGTCAGCGGCCTGCTGTGCCGGGACACCAGAATCGCCGTACAAAAAAAGACGGTATATCCCTTTTCGGGACTTTTGTTCTGTGCCGACTGCAAGCAGAACATGATCCGCAAGACCGTTCCGGCAGGAGGAAAAAAATATTTTTACTACTCCTGTTCCACCAACCGGGCAGACAAAACTGCCTGCACCACCCATAATATCAGCGAGGCCCTGCTGATGGATGCGGTTCGTGACTGTATCCATACCCACATGGAAACGGTGCTGAACATTGAGAAAACCCTGCAATTTATCGCCGCTCTCCCCGCAGAGGACACGGAGGCCAGAAAGATCGACCGGCAGCTTGAAAAGCTGAAAGCCGATTATGAACAGGCCATGCGGTTCAAAATGTCCGCCTATGAGAAATTCGTGGATCATCTGCTGAATGAAGATGAGTTCAAGCAGTATCAGCGGATTTACACGGAAAAGTGTGAGGCGATTGCGGTAGCCATCAGCAAGCGGCAGGAGGAATTGGACGCTATTGTGCAGGCGGGTTCCCCACAGGGGGAATGGATCGCCTATTTCAAGTCCTTCCGTCATGTGGATGTGATGGAGCGCAAAATCCTGGTGAAGATCATCGACCGTATCTATGTCTATGAAGGGAACCGAATTGAGATCATTTTCAAGTACCAGAATGAGTACAGGGCGGCGACGGCCTACATCGAACAGTATATGGAGCGTCAGGCGCCGCAGGTAGCTCCCACGGTAAAGGAGGCGGTGTAAATGGCGCGTGTGAGTAGAAGAAAACAGATAGCGGCTGCACAGGGAGTTCCGGTTGATAAACTGCCAAAAGCCGCCGCTCTGCGAATTTTCCACACAGCCCTTTATGTACGCCTCTCCATCATGGACACCCGTGACCGCAAGGACAGTGAGAGCCTGCAAACGCAGATCGACTATCTGTGCGGATATATCGCCAAGCACCCTGATTTGGAGCTGTACGACTGCTATCGTGACAACGGAGAAACCGGGACAAATTTTGAGCGCCCCGGATTCCAGCGGATGATGGAGGATGTGAAAGCAGGCCGGGTGGACTGCATCATCGTGAAAGACCTGTCCCGGTTCGGGCGCGACTTCCTGGAAACTGGAAACTTTCTGGAAAAGGTGCTGCCCTTCATGGGGGTGCGGTTTATCTCCGTCAACGACAACTACGACAGCATCCGGGCGGACAGCGGCGAGGCTATGACGATTGCGCTGAAAAACCTGATGAATGACATTTACGCCAAGGACATTTCGCAAAAGGTGTATTCCGCGCTGGACACCAAGAAGCGCAGCGGCGAGTTTATCGGCAACTTTGCCGCCTATGGCTATGTGAAATCCCCAGAGAACCGTCACAAGCTGGCCGTTGACCCAGACGCAGCGAAGGTGGTGCAGCGCATTTTTCAGATGAAAAAGGATGGAATGAGCAACGCCGCGATTGCAAGGACATTGACCGTCGAACAGATTCCAAATCCCAATTACCACCGCTATTTGCAGGGTGTTGTGTTTACCAAGAGGTTTTCTGAAAACAGCCCGTGGCAGACGCAGACAGTGAAGCATATTTTGGAGAATCCGGTGTATTTGGGGCACATGGTTCAGGGCAAGAAAATCACAAAGCTGCACGCTGGGCAGAAGCAAAAAATTATGCCCCCATCAGAATGGATCATTGTCCCCAACACCCATGAGGCGATCATTGAACAAGAGCTGTTTGACGCGGTTCAAGCCATTTTGAAAACCAAGCACGAGGAATACCACAGCCGTCTGGGGAAATACGCCCATTTTGACAGCGAAAACATTTTTGAGGGGCTTGTGGTATGCGCGTGCTGCCAGCACAATATGACACGCTATAAGAGCGTTTACAACAAAGGCAGAACGGTGGCGTACCACTTTATCTGCCCCCGCCATGCCATGCTTCTGGACGCCGGATGCCCCAATGTGGGCGGCCTGCGGGAAAACGATTTGAAAGCGGCTGTTTATGAGGTTCTTCGGTTTCAGATGGCGATGCTCACGGATGCGGAGGCGGTCATCCAAAGGGTCAGCCGGTCCTCGGCGGCCAGAAGCCGCAGGACGGCTCTTGATAATGAGATCGTATCGGTACAGGGGCGATTGAAGAAATTGGACTCACTCCGTCAGACGCTCTTTGAAAGCTGTGTGGACGGTATTGTAACGCAGGCGGATTATCTGTTCGGAAAAAGCCGGTATGAGGAGGAAGCCCGTCAGCTTGAGGGACGCCTTCAGAATATACAGGCGGAAAAGTACGCCTTGCCGGAAGCAAACCCCAAACAAAATAAGTGGTTCGCCGCCTTTACTAAGTTCCGGGATGAAAAGGAGCTGTCCCGTGAGATGCTGCTGGCGCTGGTGGAGAAAATCTATGTGAATGAGGACAAGCAGGTACATATCGTGCTGAACTATCAGGATGAAATGAAGAAACTGTTTCAGAAGGAGGTGTAGAACAATGCCGGAGGTTTTACAGCAAATGCTAAACTATGTGATTGCCATTTACATCCGTCTCTCCGCCGAGGACGGCGACCTGTCCGATGAAAAAAGCGAAAGCAACAGCGTTGTCAATCAGCGTGCCTACATCCGCCGTTTCATTGAACAGCGGCCTGAATTTGCTGGGGCGCAGATTCTTGAATTTTGTGATGACGGTTATTCTGGGACGAACATGGAGCGGCCCGCCGTCCGGCGGCTTTTGGAACAGGTGCGCCAGAGGAAGATCAACTGCATCATCGTCAAGGATATGTCCCGGTTTGGGCGCGACTATATCGTGGTTGGGGACTATCTGGAACAGATTTTCCCTTTCCTGGATGTGCGGTTTATCGCCATCAACGATTCCTACGACAGCAAGGATCACAAGTACGGTTCTGCGGGCTTGATTGATGTGTCCTTCCGAAATGTGATCTACGACCTTTACAGCAAGGACTTATCAGAAAAAGTGAGATCGACCAAAAAACAGCTTGCCGAAAAAGGCTACTGCGTTGCCCCTTATGCGTTCTTTGGCTATCAGAAAGCGCCTGGGAATAAACACGTCCTTTTGGTGGACAAGGATGCCGCCGCCGTGGTCCGGCGTGTGTTTGACCTCTTTATCAACGGCCTGTCCACCACGGAAATTGCCAGAAAGTTCAATACAGAAGGGGTGCTGACCCCGCTGCAAAGAAAACGGCTCCAAGAGGTGAGCCGGAAGTGGAACTGCGTAGATCAGAATAAAAACTACTGGACTTCTTCTATGGTTCGCAAGATACTGGATGATGAGCGGTACACCGGCAAAGCGATCTATGGCAAGACCACCCGAAAAAAGGTGGGTTCCAGCCGGGTCAAGGCTGTTACAGAAAATCAGTGGACGGTTGTGAACGGAGCGTTTCCGGCAATCATTACGCAGGAGGTTTTCGATACGGCCAAGGGCCTGAATCGGAGTTCTCATCCCGGTTCTGCCGGGGAAAGCACACGGGTTTTCTATCGGAAGATCCGGTGCGGCTACTGTGGACTTGCGATGGAGCGGCTGCAATCTTCCCACCCTGGCTATGTGTGCCGAACCAACAGGTATAAGCCGGATATTGGCTGCCCGCAGGACAGGATAGATGAAAAAGAGCTGGAACAGGCGGTTTTAGCTTCTATCCGCACGATGGCCCAGCTTGTCCGAGGGGCGATTCAGACAAAGCAGCGCCAGTCTGCAAAAGATACCCGTTACAACCAACGCCTTGACCGGCAGATCAAAGCACACCAGAACTCAATACAAATGCGCCAGCAGGAAAAGATGGCCGCTTTTGAGGATATGGTGTCCGGCAAAGTCAGCGCGGAGGACTATCAGCATAAGCGAGGACAGTGTGAAAAACATATCCAGCGGCTTGAAAGTAAAATCAAAGAGCTGGAGGTCGCCAAACGGCGGGCAAAGGAAGAAGAACTCTCCGCAGACAGCATACTCCCCTATACCAATGTCAGGACGCTGACACGGGAGCTGGTGGATTTGCTGATCCAAAACATCTACATTTTCAGTTCGACTTCTATCGAGATCGTTTGGAAATGCGGGGACGAATATCAACGGCTGCTTGCCGATACCGCAAAAAAGGAGGCTGTGGAGCATGAGGGATAAAAAACGGTATTGGCTCTATGGACGCGTTGCTTCTCCCGACAAATGGGCGTTGGAGAACCAGATGAACTATCTTCGCAGCTTTGCGGAAAAGTATCAGCTCAATGTTGTGGGAGAGTCACAGGACGAGGCCAGCGGCCTGACCCTTGACCGGCCTGGGTTAAATGATTTTCTTGAAGCTGTCCGGCAAGGGCAGGCCGATACCCTTTTGACAAAGGATTTGACACGCCTGGGTCGGGATACCATGCAGACGGCTACATGGATCGCACAGTTAAATACTTCTGGTGTAGGTGTGTTCTCGGTCACAGATTTGATTTTCTGGGGGCTTTAATCACTGAACCGATACAAAATCCAGCAAAAAATCTTATAATTTTTTTGGTTTTCTCTTGACATTAGGAGATGAGGGCATCACCGGCACGTCGGTTGAAAAGCGTGAGGATTTCCAGCGCATGATGCAGGACTGCCGCAAAGGCAAGATCGACCGCATTCTGGTCAAGAGCATCTCTCGTTTCGTCCGAAATACAAAGGACTGCCTTGCAGCCGTTCGGGAACTCAAAGAGCTTGGCGTCAGCGTCCAGTTCGAGGAACAGGGCATCGACACCAGCAAGGTGTCTAGTGAGATGGTCACGGCAATCATGGCATCGTTGGCGCAAAAGCAGAGTGAGTCCATATCTGGGAACGTCAAATGGGGCGTACAGAAACGGATTCAGGATAAAACGTTTGTTACCTGCAAAGAGCCATATGGCTATCGGCTGGTTGATCGTCGGTTATGCATTGTTGAATCAGAGGCAATCATTGTCCGCATGATCTATGAAAAATATTTAGCGGGGATCAGCATGGAATTCATTCGGGATCAGCTAAACATCGCAAATATTCCGTTCAGAGAGAATGAACGACAGCGCGGATGGACAAGAAAGGCAATTTCCTATATTCTCTCCAATGAGAAATACATTGGAGATTCCCTCTGGCAGAAGACCTACTCCGGAGACACGTTCCCACATACACAGCGCAAGAATAAAGGTGAAAAGGCAAAATACTATGTGGAAGGAACTCATGCGGCAATTGTAGAAAAGAGCGTTTGGAATGCGGTGTCAGAACTGCGAATGCAGCGGGCTGGCGAAAAGCATCCAGAAACCTATTGCGCTCCAGTCCCCTTCCGCCAAAAAATTATTTGTGGATGCTGCAATTCATTGTTCCGGCTCCGGCAAAACAAAGGGCGCACATATTGGTCATGCAGGCAGCACGATACAGACCGTACTATCTGCTCAAATAGTCAGATTCCAGAAACGGTGTTCCAAGAAGCCTTCTGCCGTCTGTACTACAAACTTAAACACCACAGAAACTCCATCTTCACACAAATGCTCTCCAACCTCCAAAAAATCCGCTACAGCCGGATGCTTTGGAGCGAAGACGTCATCTCTCTCAACAAGAAAATATCCGACATACTCAGTCAGATTCAATTCCTAACCCAGCTTCAACAGGCGGGCGGCGTTGATCCTGATACTTTTATCTCATCCAATAACAAACTCAGCGAACAGCTCCGCAGGCTGAAACAGGAAAAGGCAAGGCTTCTCGACACCGACAGCGACGATCTGGCAGATCGCACCCGCGATCTCATGGATGCGCTGGAGGATGGGCCGGATTTCTTCGACAGCTTTGATGCGGAGCTGTTCGATGCGCTTGTGGAAAAGATCATTGTGGACAGCAATGAGTGCCTGCGGTTTCGGCTGAAAAACGGCTTGGAGCTGACAGAGCAAATCGAAAGGACAAGACGCTGATGGGAAATCGGAAGCTGCCATTTGGGTATCAAATGCGCATGGGCGAGATCGTCCGAAACGAGCCGGAGGCAAAAGCCGTGCAGGACATTTTCCTGCAATATACGCTCGGTGCATCGCTGAGGGAAATTGCAGAACAGATGAGCAAGACCGACCCCACCTACGACGAGGGCAAGAGCTGGAATAAGAATATGATTGCCAGAATCTTGGAAAATTCCAAGTACACCGGCGTTGACAGCTATCCGAAACTGGTTGACATAAAATTATTTGAAGCAGCCGCAGAAAAGCGTCCGACCAAACAGCGCCTGCCGGAACGGACACCTGCACAGAAAGCGCTCAAGCGTGTCTGCTCCAAGCTGCCTACACCGGAAATTGAAAAGGAGGTCATGTACCTGCTCGGTCGGCTGACCGAAAAGCCGGAGCGCATCACGCAGCCAACGGAAACACCCGCACCGACACATACAAATACGCAAGCCGAACTGGATGAGGTTTTGAACACCCAGCCGCTTGACGAGGACGCTGCCAGAAGCCTGATCTGCAAGTTGGCACGAGAACAGTATGACGCCATTGGTAATGAAGAATACGAAACCGAGCGCCTGCGGCGGCTGTTCGCGGCGTTCGAATGCACAGCAGAACTCAACGCGGAGCTGCTGCAAAGCGCCGTCTCCGCCGTGCTGGTGACGCGCCAGGCAGTGCGCTTGCAGCTCAAAAACGGACAGATCATTGGAAAGGAAGATCTTGCATGACAGACGAAAAACAGCGCGTCATAATCATTCCACCCAAGCCAGAACTACAGCAAACGACCACGGTCACAAAGCAGCTCCGCGTCGCGGCATATTGTCGCGTCTCGACCAAGGAGGAAGAACAGGCCAGCAGCTACGAAGCCCAGTGCGAGTATTACACCGACAAAATCATGTCCAATAAAGAATGGACAATGGCTGGGATTTTTGCGGATGAGGGCATCACCGGCACGTCTACAAAAAAACGCACGGAATTCCTGCGGATGATCCGCCAGTGCAAGCAGAAAAAGATCGACCTCATTCTGACAAAGTCCATTCAGCGGTTTGCCAGAAACACGCTCGATTGCATCAACTATACGCGCATCCTCCGACAGCTTGGCATTGGTGTCCTCTTCGAGAAAGAAAACATCAACTCCCTGCCGCCGGACAGCGAGTTCATGATCACGATGTACGGCGCAATGGCACAGTCCGAAAGCGAGTCCATCTCCGGCAACATCCGGCGCGGCAAGCAGATGCACGCAAAAGTCGGAACGCTCAAGGTGCCCTGTTACAGGCTTTACGGATATGAAAAAGACACAGAGGGCAAATTCCGCGTCATACCAGAACAAGCAGAAATTGTGCGCGAACTCTACAAGCGATATGAGAGCGGCGCCAGCTTGCGCAATCTGCAAGATTGGCTGGAGGAAAAACAGATCAAAACAGTTCTTGGGGAATCAAAATGGACAACAACATCCATCAAGAGTATCCTGACAAATGAAAAATACTGCGGCGACGTGCTGCTTCAGAAAACATTCCGGACAGATGTGATCAGCAAGAAGGTCATTAAGAACGTCGGTCAGATGGCGCAATACTATATGCCAGACCATCATGAAGCCATCGTCAGCCGGGAGCAGTACAATGCAGTGAAAGTAGAAATGGCACGTCGGAGCGCCCTGCGCAGCCCGTCCAAAGCGGCTGTGACAGGACGGTCCTGCTACACCAGCAAATACGCTTTATCGGACAGACTCGTCTGCGGCGAGTGCGGAACACTTTACCGGCGCTGCACATGGACCTCGCTCGGACGAAAATATCCCGTCTGGCGCTGTACCAGCCGCCTGAACTACGGCACAAAATACTGCCACGATTCTCCGACGATCAAGGAAGAACCGTTGCAGACGGCAATTCTGGCGGCAATCAACTCTGACATGAGCAACAAAGCGGCTCTGCTTGACCATATCAAAAAAGCAGTCTCCTTAGAGCTTCTGCCAGTGCAGGGACAGACAATGAGCCTTGCCGACATCGAGCGTCGGCTGGCGCAGTTAGATGAGCAATTCCAGAGCCTGCTGGCAGAAGCCATTGATGCAGAAGACAAAGAATCCTGCAACACACAGTTTGCGGAAATCCTGGCCGAGCAGACTACACTCAAAAAGCAGAAGGAAGAAATCCTGCAAAGCAGCTTGGATGCTGACCGCGTCTGCACCCGCATGAAGCAGGCGGAGCAAGCTATAGAGAATACCGCACAGACAATCACAGAATGGAACGAAACCGCCGTCCGGCAGATCGTAGAGCGTGTGACCGTCCTTTCTGTCAACGAGATTCTGGTGCGGATCAAAGGCGGCGCAGAGATCAAGCAACGATTGGAGCGATGAAAATGATTTATGCAACCGGTGATCTTCACGGAAACAGCCTTCGGTTTCAGCCGCAATACTTTCCGGAACAGGCCAAGATGACGAAGGATGACTACATGATCGTCTGCGGCGATTTCGGATGCGTCTGGAACGGCGACAAGAGCGACGATCCGCAGCTCGACCGACTGGAAGCTTTGCCGTTCACTGTCTTGTTCCTGGACGGCAATCATGAAAACTTCGATGCGCTGAACGAATATCCTGTGGAGCAATGGCACGGCGGAAAGGTGCATAAAATCCGCCCGCACGTCATCCATCTGATGCGCGGTCAGGCGTTCGAGCTGCAAGACCGCACCTTCCTCACGATGGGCGGCGCACAGAGCCACGACATTGTGGACGGGATTCTGAACATGGACAGCCTGGATTTTTATGAACGATACGATTCCCTGCGCCGCAATCGTGGACAGTTCCGCATCAACCACATTTCGTGGTGGCAGGACGAACTGCCGTCCGATGGGGAATATGCCGAAGCCAGGCAGATGCTGGAGCAGCTGGACTGGAAAGTTGACTACATCATCACACACTGCGCACCAACAGCAATTCAGCAAAAGATCAACGCAAACTTCAAACCGGACAAGCTGACGGACTTCTTGGAAGAAATCCGCAACCGCAGCCAGTTCCACTATTGGTTATTCGGGCACTACCACGACAACCGGATCATCGACGAAAAGTACGTTCTGCTCTATGAGCAGATGGTACAGATATTATAAAAGAAAAGTGTAGTTACATGGGAACACAATGTGGTGCCATAGATGGTGTGCGTATTTTGCTTGCATAGCAGCTTGTCTGCATTTATAATGAAAACAAACGAAACGGAGGGCTTGCAGCATGGAACGTGCCACAAATTCCAGCCTGATTTTATATACAACGGAAGATGGCTTGACAAAAATCGAAGCTACGTTTGACCGAGATACGGTCTGGCTTTCTATCGACCAGATGGCAGATTTGTTTCAAAGAAATAAATCCACAATTTCGCGCCACATCGGTAATGTTTACAAAGAGGGTGAATTGGACAGAACTGCAACTGTTGCAAAATTTGCAACAGTTCAGATGGAAGGCGAACGGCAGGTGGAACGGCAGATTGAATACTACAATCTGGACGTTGTCATATCGGTTGGGTATCGCGTGAAATCCCAGCGCGGCGTTCAGTTCCGGATGTGGGCGACCGCAATTCTCAAGGAGTTCATGAAAAAGGGTTTTGTACTGGATGATGACCGTTTGAAAAATCTCGGCGGCGGCAACTACTTTGATGAGCTGCTTGCCAGAATCCGGGATATCCGATCTTCTGAAAAGGTGTTCTGGCGAAAGGTGCTGGAGATTTATGCGACCAGCATTGATTATGATCCAAAGGCTGAAAGTACGGTTTTGTTTTTCAAGCAGGTTCAAAACAAAATGCATTGGGCAGCGCATCAGCATACGGCGGCAGAAGTTATCTACCAAAGAGCGGATGCAGAAAAGGAGCATATGGGACTGACCTCGTGGCGCGGAGACCAGATCCATCGTGCAGATGTTGAGGTGGCAAAAAACTATCTCAGTCAGCCGGAACTGGATGCGCTCAACAAAATCGTAACTGCATATTTGGACATTGCAGAAGTTCGCGCGTTAAACCACGAGCCGATGTATATGAAGGATTGGCTGGAAACCATAGACGATTATCTGAAAATGACTCGCAGAGAGATTTTAACAACCAGCGGTCACGTGTCGAACCAGCAGGCATTACAGAAAGCCCATGCCGAATACGATAAATACAAAAAACAGCAGGACCTGCGGCTGTCGCCGGTTGAGCAGAGCTTTCTGGACAGCGTAGAACAGTTGGAAAGACTAGAAGATCAAGTGCATTGAATATAAACAGGGCAAAGAGAAGCACGGTCATAGAACCGTGTTTTTCTTTGCTCTGTTGGACATTTTGAAGGAGGAACCTACGCATCCTTCAAGGATGCAGATACGGCAGGCTGAAAGAAATAAGTTGAGATCAGGTCGCCAATCAGGGCGGCTTCGGTATCGGTGTATTGCATGGCTGCTCTCCCTTCGCAAGAATCAAACGAACGGGGCAATCATACCACAAAATATTGTAGTAGGCTATTCGCAAAACGACGAAATATACGATGCGCAGCGGCGCGGAAGGGAGAAGCTATGAACGTCAGAAAACCTGTAGATTACGGCACAATGTACCGGGAATTGACCGCCATTCACGCGCAGAATCTTCCTCAGATGGAAGAAGTGTATGCCATCGGCAAGCTCATTAACCAGCGCCCGGAGAAGGGCGCGGCGGTCGCAGCCGCAGAATTTTTGCAGGCGAATTTCCCTGACCACACAGGCTTTTCCCCACGCAATGTGCGCCGGATGCGAGATTTTTACCGGACTTATGAAAATGACCAAACGCTCCTCCGTCTGGCGATGAAAATCGGCTGGACGCTGAATGTGGTCATCATGGAAGCGGAACTGACAAGCGTACAGCGGATATCCTGTCTGCAAAGGACTGCCGCCGAAAAACTCTCGAAAAAGAAACTTTTGGAGATCATTTTGAACGGTGTATTTGCGGAAAAGCCTATCGACGAGCCTGACGAAATATGCTATAATATTACAAACACAAGCGAGGACGGAGCCGATCAAGCACAATTCGAGTCACCACTGCGTTGCGTGGCGAAAAGAAAAAGAGGGTTTGCGCGATGCGGTCGAAGAAAAATCTCGTCATTGGTTTCTTATTGCTGTTCCTTGGAATCGGACTTTCTGGGGACAGTTTACTACTTTCCATACTTGCAGGCGTGGCTGGGATCGTCATGATGATTCTTTATGCTGCGAGTAAGCTCAAGCAGAACACTTCTGAGACAAGTGCTGTGTCCTTCAAAACCAGTGAAATTCAGCCAACGACAAAAACACAGCAAACCAATGCGCAGAGCGTTTCATTTTCACCGGAAGCGCAGCAGCTTTATCAGCAGCTTGCGGATCAGTACACCCAAATCGTAGACAACGGCTGTTTCGGGACGCTGACACAGATTGCAGAAAAAATGGATTGTTGCAAGCACTTCCTTGAACAATGGATGGAAGCACTCTGTAATAAGGACTTTGTGGCGCTGCTTCAAAACAAAGCAAAGTACGACGAATATTTAAAGGGCTTTCGTCTGCCGCAGTTTGGAACATGGAGGACGATTCAGGCAGAAGGCGGCGATGACAGTATTCCGGATGGGCTGACCAAGGCGCTCGTGGGGCGGATTCAAAGAAAGCAGAAAATGCTGCAAGAGTTTTGGGAAGCGCAGAAATGGTTTGAAGAATTGATACCATCTCTTCAAACCTGTGAATTGACTGTCAATCCAGATGCGGAGCCGTTGTCAAAAAAGTTGGATTATGAATATCCGAATACAAATAATATCACGAGCAGAACACCGCTTGCAAAATTCAACGACTTCTATGCGATTGATTTGGAAACGACCGGCTTGAGTGCAGCACGGAACGAAATCATCCAAATTGCCATTATCAAGTTCCGCCATTTCCAGCCGGTCGAAATCCTGACCAGCTATGTGAAACCACGAAAAGGGCTGAAACCGGAAACAGCGGCGATCAACCACATCACAGAGGATATGGTTGCAGACGCGCCCTACATCGAGCAGATCATGCAATCCGTGGATACCTTTATCGGTGAGAAAGCACCAATCGTCGCGCATAATCTCCAGTTCGAGTATAAGTTTTTGGAAGCCAATGGATGCGAAAATATTGTAAAGAAGCGCCCGCTTTATGACACACTAGAACTGTCCAAACGAATCTGGCAGTTGGAAAGCTACTCACTCGAAAATGTATGCCGAAACACCTTCAAATTTACGCCAGCACTGCATAACGCAGAAAGCGACGCGCTGACCTGTGGGCTGCTGTTTCGTGAGATTTGCAATGAACGAATCGGAGTGTCGGAGGGCTGCTATGATTAAGGCAAATGACATTGAAATGGTAAAACTCGGAGGAATGACGCCGGAAGAACGGGAACGGTATGAAAAAAACAAAATTGAAATTAACAAAAAAGTCTCGTCTTTGATTGCGGAAGCTACAAAGAATGCTAAACTTGAATGTTGCATTCTGTGTAGTAAACCGTGTTCTAGTTTTTGTAATTCACATTCTATTCCGCAATTTGCACTGAAACGAATTGCAGAAGATGGAAAAGTAATGCTTCCATTGCAAGATGAAATACTTACAATTGGAAAAGATACAGGTGTAAACAAAGCAGGAACTTTTCACATAATATGCAGGGACTGTGATAGTAGAACGTTCCAACTGTATGAAGATCCGAATGCTTATAATTCAAAGCCAACAGATCAAATGCTCGCGCAGATCGCGCTTAAAGATGTTTTGCTTATGATAAGCAAAAGGAATCAAGAGCGGGAGCAATATAAACTTGTCGGAGAGCAAGCTGAATTTTTGAAAGATTTTGCTGACGAAAAAATCTATTTGGGCGATTTCGATTTGCGCGATTATGGAGAAGATTTAGAGTATGCTAGAAGTTCGCTGGATGGCAGAAAGTCAAATCGGTATTATCTCTGCTTTTATACCGTTTTGGACTATGTAGTTCCTTATGTGGCGCAGTCAAGTGTAACGTTGATTAGTGATTTTGAGGATAGCATTGTAAATAATATATATTCTCAAGAACAAAAATATCGGATTAAAGCTATTCATGTTTCTGTTTTTCCACTTAAATCAACGAGTGCAATATTACTATTTATTGAAGACGGTGTAAAACGCTACCGCAAATTTTATCGCAGCTTACGAAAACTACCGAACGATGATCAACTTGCTGCAATTAACTACTTAGTATTCAGCTACACAGAAAATGTGTTCATGAATCCAACAACACATAAGGAGCTCAGGAAAAATGACTTGTTCATGGATATGTGCCGAAAAAGTACGGATTTTCGATCTCATACGCCATTTCCGTTGGATGATCCCTTAGAGGCTGCAGTAAAGGAGTTTAGCCTTTCAAAACGGAATGAGATACCAAATTTACTAAGTAGAGAGTATGCGCTCAACTGAAAACAGCTACAAAGGGTTTCATCTATAGTGTAGCGATCACACAAAAAGAAAGACACGCGATTGTGGATCTTTCTTTTTGACCGCAAAAGGTCAAAAACGGAGCGCGCCGCCGCCGCGGCGCGCGCCGTGCACCTATTCGG